TTGTTGTCCGTTTTTTCCACAAAGACGATGCCAATGAGTACTGGGATGTGCGTTTTTTCTTTTACCGTCTTTTCCCTTACCCCTAGAGTGATACTCATATCTCCAATGAACCTTTCTAATTTCTGAAGCAATCAATTCTGCAACATGGTCTTCTACCACACCATCATGTAACATTATCATTATTTTTCTCCTTCCATAATCTTTGCTCGTCTGAGTTTGCATAAGCAAGATCAGCAAGATCGTTTCTGAGAGGACCATTTTCAAGTTTCATAATTGCAGACCTTCTATCTTTAGGAAGCATACAAAATTCATAAACAAGAGTTTCTGCCCACTCACCAATCAGTTTTTTAATTTTATCTCTCTCATCAAGGGAGACTGTCTTATTTTTGTAAAATGATGTTCCATAAATTGAATGAAACAAACCAGCTTTACACAAATCATCAGACGCGCCTCTTTCCGATAAAATCGCACTGACAGAAACTAAATGATGCAAAAGATTCCTAGTACCCTTACTGTGTTTTTTCTTTTCACACCCAACTTCTTTTAGGTATTCTATCAGAGGAAGAAACATTTTTCTAAATTCCTCATCGTCATCTGATTGTTCCGTAAGAATTACCTTCGTATCGGTCATTTGAACTTTGCCCTTCCCATAATCTCAGTCAAACAAGCCAACATGTTTATTTCCAGATCAGCAACAAACGCTGCCTTATACTGGTACTCAGCAATTGCCACAACCACATGAGGAATGCTGCTAGGCTCAACATAATCATATAGATTATCGTAAACAGCACGAAACAACTTGTCAGAATCATTATCCAGACTATCGACAACCCATTTACGAACATTGGTGAACTCCTTGTTTTTCATCATAACCATCAGGTCTTTGACGTTCTTATCACCAAGATTTACCAGAATACCAGCGTCAATCTCACCAGACACAGAATACCGTTGCAGTTCATTCAGAACTTTACGCCAGTCTGGAAAGTGAGTATTTATGAGTTGTACAATAACCTTTTCATTGTACTTGATTTCATTCTTATCAAGGATTTGTAGAACCCTGTTGAAGAAACTTTGTGCAAGTTTAGGTTTCTCTGCACTAGGAATTACAAAGTCAATTACACTGCACCGCGATTGCAGAGCAGGAATAATACGGTTCTTGTAATTACATGTCAGAATGAATCCACAGTTCTTGTGAAACTCCTCAATGAAACCACGAAGAGCTGGTTGTGTAGACTGTGGATTTAGATAGTCTGCCTCATCAAGAATGAGGTACTTCTTACCACCTTCAAGCGACACAGTGGACGCAAAGTTCTTTATCTTGGTTCTGAGAACGTCAATACCTGACTCCTCAGAACCGTTGATAAACATGTAGGTAGCACCAATCTGTTCCAGCATGGCCTTTGCAGCAGTTGTCTTACCAACGCCCGGACCACCTGATAAAATCAGATTGGGTAATGTCTCTTTGTCAACAAAAGACTGCAAAGAGGTTTTTAGAGTCTTAGGGAGTACGCATGACTCTATGTCCCGTGGCCGATATTCTTCGACCCACAAAAATTGATCCATAATATAAATTCCTCAAGTTAGCCATTGTACGAAGATTCGGGTTCCAGTGCAATCCAATACTGCACACCAAGTTTAGTGTTAGTAAAGTGACTAATCTTTTTAGAGGATACTTCAACGTCATATGCACCGGGAATAAGTTTTAGGTTTTCAACCTTGAACCAGAACTTATAGTCTGCATCTGCACCACCATTGTCATCCATTGAATCAATCATTGTTTCATATGCATTTGCAGTGCTGTTCTTTTTGTCAGTGACCATCAACTTACCACCAGACAATGCCATATCGGGAACACCGATAACAGCAGCAGCCTTGGTAATTTCGTTGAGGGTATCACTCGACAGGTTGAACGTCAATTCAGTCGAGGGCATCGAAATCTCTTTAGATGGAGTCGTCACCACGGATGGATCAGAGTACCAATACTTGAGAGACTTCGATGTTCCCTCTTCTGTAATAATAACAAAGTCATCATTAAACTCTAAATCGGGTTTACCGAATAGAGAGAGTGCCGATAGGAACTCATTCAAGTCATAGATAGCAAAGTCACTCAGGAATTCCTCAGAGACATCTGCTTTGGCTACGATGTTCTTCATCGCGGACATAGTGGAAAGACTAGACCCAGCCTTCACCATAAGATTGGCGTTAATCGTAGAGAAGTTTTTCAATACGGAGATAGTTTCAGTAGATAGTTTCATTTTTCACCTTCAAGTTCATTAATGTATAGAGCAATAATACCATAGTGAATTACTTTTAGCAAGTCACTTCTGTTCTTTCCACCCTTTTTTCCATATCGTTGTGCGTATTTCATGATGTTACCGATACAGAAACCTTCACCATGTCCACCGTCAATGATGAACTCTGTAGCTTGAAACTTGTTCTTGCTATAGTGTTCATCATATGTCGAGTCGATGTACTTTTGAAGTTCAACAAGGGTAGTGCCCTCGTTGTACTTATAACCAACCTCTTTATTCTTCACTAGGATGCTTCTCTTCCTTAAAGATATCACGCCGAATATAGGTTTCTACACCATCAATCTGAACACGATAAGGCTGCGATTCATCAGTATCAGCAGGACTATCCTTGATGTTATCACGATAGAAAGTTTCCCATTCGCCGGGAGTAAAGAAGTTACGAAGTTCTGCTTCAGAGTCATAGACTGCCCAGTTCATTGCAACAGAGCGTCGTTCGCCCGGACCAAAGAATGGAAGTACCTGATGCTTCATCCACTGTGGGAAAACATACATAAGACCAATCTTTGGCTGAATGTATTCTTCTGTGCGAGGATACAGACGATGCACATCACGCCGCTGTTGTAGACCCCAAATCATATGCGTCCAACCATCAGCAATGCCAGATGCACCATTGAAGAAGTTCTTACCTTCTGGTACATCCTGTTTAGTCATACAATCGGGTAACTTGGTCCACATAAATCCAGACAATCCAGCCGTGGTTCTCGCACCATGATCATGCAAAGGATTGTAGTCGCCAGCATATGCGTGGTTTGTCCAAATTTCAAAACATTCAGCAATAGACTTACGATTATAACCCTGTTGTAGATAAGCAGAACCGATAGAATCAAAAACAGTCTTAACCTGTTGACCAACTTCGGTTGTTATATCAAAATCTACTTGACTTGATTTCGCATCATTCTTCAGCTGACCAACAAGTTTCGCTGCCATATCTGGTGCAGAGTCACGAGTCGAGTCAATGTGTTCGTTGATCTCATCAACAATTTCCTGAGAAAATTGAACTTTCCCAATATAATGATTGGGTACAGGTTCGATTTCCATGTTAAGTTTGTCAAGATATTTATCCCGGGCCTTTTCAATCTCTTCTTTTTGTGTTGATTGCTCTTCCATTCGTTTTTCTCTCTTTTCTAGAATTTCTAGATGTCGGGCTTGCCGATCATCGTACTCTTTACGCTGTTCTGGAGTCATGTCTTCCAAAGTCAAAAAGGGTGTAGCCTTTTTGAGATTAGCATTCCTCTTTTTTAAATATTCGTTTTCGGTCATTCCCTGTTTCTCAAGAAATGCTGATTGTTCCTCTGGGGGAAGGTCTTCATATGTGTGGAATTTCACCATTTATAAATCTCCATTTTATATGATAATACACGAAAGGGGTCTAAAAGTCAAGACCCCTTTCGCTATTATTTCAAAATTATTTGATTGTAATTTTGCGAGGTTTCTTCGCATCTGGAACAATACGCTCAAGAGTGATCTCAAGCATACCGTTTTCGAGGGAAGCATCGTTCACTACAATGTCATCTGCAAGAGTGAATTTCCGATTGAACTTACGATATGAGATTCCGCGATAAATGTCAGAATCATTTTCATCGTTCTCCTTGATAGAACGAACCGTAAGCAAACCTTCTGCTACTTCGATTTCAATATCATTCTTTGAAAATCCCGCCAAGGCCATTTCGATGGCATAGGTATAGTCACCCCCTTTACGGATGTTATATGGCGGGAACCCTGTTGACGTTGCATTGTTTGCAGCGTATGTATTGAGTTGATCGAAGACTCGATCAAATCCTACAGCATAGGGTGTGAGTTGATTTAGATTATCGAAAATAGATAGTGTTTTGCTTGTAACCATTTTGGTATCTCCTTATAAAGCAAGATTAAACAGTGGACCCTTAATGGCATCCACCTATTATATATAAGAGTTGAAACCTAAATTTCAACCCCCACACATAACTTTTTTTAGAAAGGCATAGTTTCTTCAACTGCGCTTTCTGTCTCATCTTCGCCAGTGATAACACCAGCGTCGATCTTGGTGTAGAGGTCAAGGAATGAAACCTTTGTATCCTCATCAAACCGTGCGACACAGAGCTCGATGGCCTGCATCTTGTCACCAAAGATGGCAAACGCTTTCACAATGTGATCCAGACGGCGAGTAGAGATGACTTCATCAACACCACCATCGTAGAAGGTCTTGCGAATAACGTCAGCCCACGTTACGAGGTTCTTGGCAAACTCATCATCATCAACACCATACTTCTTCATGGCACCTTTGACGATCTTGGTTTCAACCGCAGGAGAAGCGTAGGGCTGTTCCATCGTGATTGCGAACCGTTCAAGGAACGCCTCGTTGAGGATGTTGGTTCCAATGAACCGTCCATCGTCTGAACCCTTGCCCTTAGTGTTGGCAGTTGCCATGACGTTGAAACCATCCTTGGGCGTAATCCACTTGTTGATCTTCTTGAGATAAACACCCTTACCCTCAAGGACAGGCTGCAACGCGAGCAACTTGTTAGAACCTAGATCACACTCATCAAGAAGCAGAGTGCAACCACGTTCCATCGCTTCGATCACAGGACCGGGAACGAACTTGGTTTCACCGTTCACAAGGCGGAACCCACCGAGCAGATCATCCTCATCAGTTTCGATGGTGATGTTGACACGGATCAGTTCCTTGTTGAGTTTGGCGCAAACCTCTTCGACCATCAGGGTCTTACCGTTGCCGGACAGACCAGTGATGAAGATAGGATAGAACATCCCAGACTTGACGACCTTCTCAATTAGAGAGAAGTTGCCCCAAGGCACGAAACCTTCGAACTTAGCGGGAACGAGATTTTGTTTTTCCATATTTGTTGCGACCAGATTTACCATTGTCGCCTCTGCATTCGCAGGAGCAGCAGTGATAGGAGCAGCGACATTGCCACCCTCACTAGGTAATTTATACGCATTGTAACCAACGGAATAACCATCACCTTTGAACCAAGTAGGAAACGGAACACCTGCTTTCGCAGCTGCCTCTGCTTTCTGAGACTTGGTAATCACGGCACCATCACCGAACATTTCGGCAGCAGTGTCAACGAATAGTTTCTTGCGAGGAGAGAGGTTCATAATCATTCTTTCTGTCTGTTTTCTCATCTTATATTTCATATTACCATGTGGAGCAGGATATGTCAATAGCTTAAATTCACTTTATTCAACAATTTCGTGAAGTGTGACATTTTTATC